ACCCAACAAATGAAAATGATGTGTGGTCTTGGACAATGGCAGTTGTGTGTAATAGAAGGCTCTCTTGCAATCTTCCAATGTGCCAGTACCCAATGCCACCGCACCTAAAGCCACGCCACCAATGAATTCATGCAACTCCTTGGGAATTTCCTCCAAGGCCAGTTCTGTCCAGCGAACATAGCTGTCCAAGTCATTGCCTTGTGCAATAAAGAAAGGACGTGCCTTAGATCCCATCTTGAGGAAGGTTTCAATCTGGTCACGAATGTTTTTGCCAGATTCTCTGGCACACCATTCAAACTTGCTTCTGTCAAAATACTTGCTGCTGGTGTCTGACCTGGATGACCGTTCCGACTTCAATGACACCGGAATTTCATCAAAGCTCATGGCACAATCTGAATAGTTGCCTTGATTGGTGTACACTTCCTGCTTCAATTGTGGTGTGATGGTTTTGCCTAGTGTAATCATTTGCAGACCACCTGAGTCAGCATAAATCTGATTCACACCTTTGCCACGATACACATCACGAAAGAATTCACCAAACTCCTTTTCAATAAAGGCGTTATACAGAAAAGAAAATTCATGATTGTGTTGACCCCGAAGCAATGACCACATACCATTCAATCTCTTGGCAGTGTCACCCATCTGTGATTCTTTGAATCGCACCCGTAGAAATGAAAGACCTGACGCCACATATTCAAATTTCATAATCAACTCTTTAGAATTTTCAAAAGGTGTTTGGTTTGATACACGGCATCATCCAAGGCATTGTGATAGCTTCCTGTACGTTCATCCAATGGCATCTGAATGATTTCTTTCATGGTTCTGTAACATCTGTCCAACCAGGGAGTCCAAGGACGTTTCATACCACAGGCTTTATAGGCATTTTCTATGATGACATTATCAAATCCTGCTCCACAACCCCACGTGGGCATGGGCTTGGCACCATACCAGTGTGAGAATTTCACCAAGGCATCATGTAAAGGAACATTGTCTTTTCTCAACATTTCCAACACTTCACGTGGTTGTTTGCTCCACCAACGCACCGTGTCGGCTGAAATGTCTAACCCCAGCTTCTTGCAATCAGCCGCATCCACAGTGCAATAGAATGTATCCAAGATGTCATCTTCCACACTGAATTTCACTGCACCAATGGAACAGATGGCTGCATTGGATTCCACACTCATGGTCTCCAAGTCCAACATCACCTGAACGTCAAATGACATGAAATCAAGCACTCCTACATGAAGGCATTTTGATGAGACTTATGAACTCGGCACGTAGTGCGGGATTTTCTTTGAAGCCTCCACCCAACTTGGATGTAAGAGTATCACAATGAGGATCTCGAATACCACGGGCCTTCACACAGAAATGTTCAGCATCAATCACCACTGCCACATCAGGTGTTTCCAGAATGAATGCCAAGGAGTGATAGATTTGTTCAGCCAACCTTTCTTGAACCTGAGGGCGGCGTGAGAAATATTCCACCACACGATTCAATTTGCTTAATCCCAACACTTTGTTCTTGGGAATATACGCCACGTGTGCCACACCTGAAATAGTGATGAAGTGATGCTCACAGCAAGACATGACTGTGATGTTCTTTTCCAGAACCATTTCATCATAACCCATCTTGTTTTCAATGGCAGTACACTTTGGAAACATGGCAGGATCCAATCCCCAAAACAATTCATTCACAAACATCTTGGCCACACGAGCTGGACTATCTTGTAGACTGTCATCAGTCAAATCCATGCCCAATGTTTCCATGATGGCTGTGAAATGTTTTTCAATCTTCTTCACCTTTCGGTCAGCATACTCACCTGTCTGAATAGTAGGTGTTTCCACGCCAAGAGATTGAAGATGCTTATGGACCCGAAGGCCCAACTCAGGGTCGCATTTACCCAAAGCATTGCGAATGGCGTTTGCGTTATATCGCTGCTGTGATTTCATATTATCTCCCAATCACGTTGCCAAAGACATAACAATGATTTCGTGTGGCAACGTTATATCCACGATTCATTGCTTCAATACAAAGGTCACCAATATAGGGATCCTCTTGTGCATCTTTGGTGGCACCCACAGGCATCACCCAGATTTTCGGCATCAAATTCCTACATAGAAACCTAATACGTTCCAACTCAATGTCAAGTTCCGACCAACATTCAGATGTACCATTACACACAAACTTCAGCACGTTTGTGGATACGGAGAAAATATAATCTCGAATCACTTCTGGTTTAACTGCATGTTTCTCACCTGACACATTGAACAGCTTGGGACTCATGGACCAGTGCCAACGCAGACCGCCTAAATTTCTGAAATCCAAAGCAATGAATCTACGAAGTTCCTCACTCAATGGTGTTGTGGCGTTGGTTTCCACAGTGATGATACGCGGCATATTACCACGATGTGCCAACTCTGTCAGAATTGCCACCATCGCCTTTTGCTGTAACATGGGCTCGCCACCTGTGAAACACAACATGGTGTCCTGTTCAGTATTAGGATGAATAAACAATCCTGAAGGGTTGTGTTCATTCTTGTTGGCCTCAATCAACCTATCGGCAATTTCCGAGGGAGAGGCGTCATGTGCCAGATGTTTGTATTTCTGTGACCAGGAGTAGGAGCTGTCACAGCCATAGGACCAAACAGGAAGTTGTTCCACAGACTTCACAGAAGCAACATTGAAGTCCTTGTAGGGAAGAATATAACTGGCGGGGTCTGTGGGATTCTTTTGACCAAATCCTTCACAGTTCAAATTACATCCAAAGAAACGAAGCCAGACGGCGGGAGTACCTGCCAGTTCTGCTTCACCTTGGAACGAATAGAAAATTTCTGAGTATCTAATTCTCATAATCACCTCACAGGATACATAACAATCTACAATTATTTAGGAGCGTGTCAATGGTTATTCGTATTCAATTTCACCTGTTTCTATAGTCGCTTCCACACTCAACACATCCAGATGTTGGGATTCATCCATCAGAACATCATCATCCAGTTTCTGGAGATACTTAGGCTTTCTGGTCATCTTTTTGTCCTTCTTGGTGTCATACAATTCTTTCTGTGCTGTGTCTGCCTGTTGCTTCAGATATCGGATGAAACCATTGTCATAGCTTCCTTCATCATGGGCTTGTCGGATGATGCCTTCAATGTCCAAAGACTCAATGTACCGATATTTGGTTTGTAGATGTTTCTTTTCTTTCTGGATTCTACGCAGAAATGCGTAATAGGTGATTTGCGTGAAATAGGCAAAAGGATTGCTGGATTTCTTGGGATCGAAGTTGTCCATGTAGATGAGACAATTTTCAATGGCATCCAGAATCATATCTTCACGAAAACTGTAGTTGATGAAATTGCTTTTGTAGGCCAAATGATTGGCAATCTTGATGAAACAATCACCGATGTAATCTGGAACTTGAGGCCTTTCTTCTTCATTCCTCTTGGCCCTGTTCACTTCTTTTTTGAATTCAATCAAAGCAGCCAGAAACTGCTTGTTGTCAATGTAGTGCTTACTGTTCTCGTCCTTCTTCTTCACCATAATACTCTCCATGATATTCATCAATATCAATAATGTGGACATCTCCATTGGTCACTTCACGCAACAAATCATCTGCTGCGTCTGACCGTTCTTCCTGTTCCAGAAACTTCTGTCGGGTTTCTTTAGCTTGTGTAACATAAACAACATATTGTTTTCTGACTTCTCTCTTCATGTCACCTATGGTCAACACTACATCAGTGCTGATGACGAAATCTTCTCCGTCACTCAACCCCATCCAAGGACGAAGCATAAAACTTTCTCCAATCACATGATTGCCTCGGCGGGTTTCTTTCATGGGCACCACTTGCACAGGAACATGCATCTGTAGATGTGTTTCTGCTGCTGTGGACTTCACATCTCGTTCCATGTTACACAGGATGTTTTCTCCTGTTTTCAGCTTTACAATTTTGAAATATCCATCGTCGGTACTAAGCATGTAATGGTACGGTTAGAAGTTTATAATTAAGTTCTTCTTCATTGTATATCTTCACACGCTCAATTAAATGTAGTAATGTGTAATTCTTGTGAGACTTCCATGATAAGTTGTCACCGATATCATACAACTTACATGATGTTTTCTGTTCACCCAATCGAAGTCCTCGACCGATACTTTGTAGGTTTCTGATACGAGATTTCATGGGTGAAGCAAACACAATGTTATGGAGGTTTCTAATATTTATTCCTGTTGAGAATGTACCGTAGGATGCCAAGATGATGGCATCTGAAGATTGTTCGGTCAAGGCACGAACTTGTTCACGTTCCTCAGCTTCCACTCCGCCGTGTACGAAAAACAAATCTCTGCCTTGTTCAATTTTTTCAGAAATCAAATCATACAAAGGCTCACCGTGTTTCTCCACATACTGATACAACACCAAAGTGTTTCCTTTCAGATCCGCCACAAGATTTCTGATGAACTTGTTTCTCTTGGGGTGTGTTATCAACCAGTCCAATTCTTCCTGATAGCTGAACTTTTTACATAATTGTTTTTCTTCATCTGTGTAATCTAATGTGATACACCGAATTTTCAATTCAGCTAGTTGATTGGTGTCCATTAATTTTTTAGTTGTGGTGATTTTATGTACCGCACCAAACAATCCTTCCAACACCAACCGATGTGTCTTGGTGCCATCCAATGTACCTGTGGTGCCAATCTTGAAAGGTGCCTTGGTACACTTGTGCATGATGGAAGTCAAAGACTTGGCTTTGAACAAATGACATTCATCACCATACACCACATCAAAGTTTTCAAAAAAGCTCTTGGGCATCTTGTAGATGCTCTGCCAGGTGGAAATCACAACAGGTACATTGGTGATTTTCTCTTTTCCTGAATAGATGCGTGTGCAATTGTCAGACACTTTCCAATCACTGTCTGTGGCATAATCGGCAAAATCGCCGTACATTTGCTCCACTAGGCTGGTGGTGGGAACAATGATAAGCTGTCTACGATTATGTTGTTGATGCCATCGAATCAACGTGTAGATGATGAGGCTTTTACCGCTGGCTGTGGGAGACAATAACAGCGTTCTATTGTTCTGAATGGCTTCTTCTACTGCAATCTTCTGATAATCCCGAATATCAACAGGCTTACCATTGGAATGATAGTTTAATCCATTAATAAACTCAGTAATATTACGGACATCACGGATATGCTGACAGTTGTTAACAAATGCATAGCCGTTTCTTTTACAAAATTCCTCAACATAGGAAACAAGACCCACATACAATTCTTTGGTGAACAAACTCAACAAACGAATTTTGCCATCCCAAAGTTTCGCACGATATTGAGGTGTGAATTGAGCGCCAGGAACTGCGAACGTGAAGAAGTCATTCATCTCCAGTAGAACATCAGGTTCAGCTTCCACCCGGAGATAGACTTCATCTTTTTTATTTATTGTAACCGTGCTCACATCCCACCATTGGTGAACTTGTACCATTCAATGGCAGACTTCACATCCCAGGTTCTGCTATTGATGCTCTTTAGGATTTGTTCCAGTTGAAACAACAAGGTCTTGATGTATTCCAGCTTGTCTGTATGTTGAATGATATCATCATCTGATGCCATGAATTCATCCATTTCATTCTTCAACGGCTTGTTGTTCAGATACTGGTCCCATCCCAGCTCCGTGAGTTCCTCTTTGGACAACTCACCACGATAGTAGCGATATTTCAATTTGCGTAAACGAAGATAATCAGCTTCAGCCTTGCGATATTGCAGGCGAACTGAGGTCATCATGTTCAGATATTTGGCGTGTAGCTCTGGCACACGCGCAGCAGCTCGTCCCAGATTGGTCTGGTCCACTTTGCAATCATCTGCCCACATGGTTTGAATGTCTTGTAGTTTCATGGCACCTCCTCACAGTCCTTCAATTATAAACTACCTTACCAGTTTTGTCAAGCCAGAGATGTCACAGTGAAGGTGCGATATTTGAATATGGCTTGAGCAGCAAAGTACTGGGTGTCACCTGTGGACACATCAAACTCAATACCAGTCAATCCCACAGGAAAACAATCCTTGAAAGTGAATTCCACTTTAGGTAAATAATTGGAATCCAATGCCAACAATGTGGCATCACTGTATTCACCTGAATCCGTGGCTCTGGCACCAGTACCAAATCGTGCTGAGAATTGTGTTCTGCTTTCTGGGAAGCCCAAAGCCAGAAGCCAATTGTACAATTCAATGTAATTGGCCATGGTTTCTTGAATCAAAAACTTTATACTTAATTCACCATAATCAATTTTTTCACCTGGCTTTGGAATGTTGACAAAGGGTGTGGGTTGCACGGCATACCCTAGATTCACACTGGGAATATTAGCTGATTGGCAAAAATAGGTGACTTGAGGAAGATTCTGAATCAGGAAATAGAAACCATTTGGACGTAGAAAGTCCAACATATCTGGTTGTCCATATTGTGGAGATGTCATGTATGTGTCCTGTAAAGTTTCTAATATTTATATCATATAAAAGGAAAAAGAGAGACCTTTCGGCCTCTCTTCCCCAGTTTCCAACTACTACTATTATAGAAGGTTTGTTACTGCGAACAAACGATAGTAGTGGTTACGGTCAGCAGTGAATGTATCTGCGTCTGTTGTACCGTCTGCTTGTGTTACGAATGGATTTGCAATCATGCCATAACGTGTCTTGAATCCAATCTTGGGTTGGAAGGTTGATGGATCAATTGCGCGAACCATTTGGAGAGGAACGTATGGGCAGTAGAACAAACCTGCGTCATATGCTGTTGTACCCTTGTAACCGACCATCACGAATTGTGATGCGGCGTTTGTGTTTGCTGAGTATGGGTCAACGAACACCTTGTAACGGCCATTCAATGTACCTGCGAATGTGTTGCCTGTGTCATCTGATGAGATGCCATCATTGCCTGAAAGAGCTGGGGTGTAATCCAACTTGCCAGCCATTGCTAGAGCTGCTGCAACGTCTGATGAGCAAATGATGAAGTTACCGCGACCGCGACGAGTTTCTTGTGCGATGACGTTGGCATCACGTTCGATTTGGAACATCAAGCCCTTGAAACGTTCTACTGACCAACGACCGTTTGAGTCCACATCAAGGTCGAATGTACCAGCTGTTGCTGCTGAAGCAGCACCTGGCTTTGCCACCTTGTAGATGGTACGAATCACTTCACGGTTGATTTCAGCAAGAATTTCTTGTGAAAGAATGTTGGCCAATTCGCCTTCTGCATCAAGACCGTGAATTGCCTTCAAGTCTTGTGCCAATTCCACAGAGTATTCAGCCTTCAATGCACGTGTCTTAGCGGTTACTGTGGTCTTTTCAATTGAGAAAGCCATTTCGCCGAAGCTTGTGCCACTGCCGATATCTTCAGCAGTTGCTGTTGTGATACCTGTACCTGTGGTGTATGCACCTGATACTGGGTTTGAACCGGCGTGTGAACCAGTGCCTGCGAAATCTGTGTCAGCTTCATTGAATAGAGCTTCTGTACCTGATTGTGTTGAATAACGTGACTTCATGGCGAAGATGAGGCCTGTTGGACCAGTCATTGGTTGCACACCGGCCACATCATAAGCCATCAAGTTTGGAAGTGAACGACGAACCAATGAGATAAGAATTGGGTCGTAACGGTCAATTTCAGACGCACCTGAACCAGCGATGTTGTTGGCTGGAACTGCTTCGAAAAGAGCTGTTTTTTCTTCACGAAGAGCGCGTTCTTGGTTTTCAAGAATGACAGCAGTTACTGCACGCTTGTAGGTGTCCTTGATTGCTGGCATTGCGTCGTGGTCCAATACTGGAGCCCACTTCTTTTGTAGATTTTCTGAAAGAAACATTCTTATTCTCCTGTTACTGTTTGTTTTGTTAAACGTTAATATTATTTATACAAATGGAAATTTTTAAAACTTGGTGCGACTGATTCTTGCTGCATATTGTGCTACTGTGCCAGAAGTTTCTTCCACAATTGGTTGTTCTTCTGGGAGTGTTACATTTTCAACAACAGCCTTTGGGAAGTAGTTGCCCTTGATGACAGTCAACTTTTGTTCAAAAAGTTCTGGAGTATCAAATTCCACTTCTTCCACCAAACCACGGAGTTTTTCTGATTCAGTTTGTGCCAAATCAGATGTCACTTTCATGAACACAGCATCACGCTTGGATTCAGTCAATGCTTTCTTCAGTTCTACAGCTTCTGCAAATGCTTCATTGGCCACTGTGGTCAATTCTTCAATCTTTTTTTGCATTTCGCCGAGAACATCATATTTTTCTTCTGGTACTTCAATGTAGTTCTCTTTGAACAACACCTTGAGACCAGCGATGAAATCTTCTGTTACTTCGGTACGAAGACCGTTTTCAATGGCTAGAGCATTTTGTTCCATCCATTGTTCCACCACGTAGTTGAGGTAGGCATCCACCTTGTCAACTAGCTCTTGATGCATTTCACCCACAACTTCTGCTGCTTGTTCTGCTAGCACATCTTCCATGATTTCTATTTCGTGTGCCACCCGTGCAGTCACAACAGCTTCAAACAATGAAGTGGCCTTCACCTTGAAATCTTCTGACAATTCAGATTCAGTTGAAAGAAGATTTTCAATGTCCTTGGACAATTCTTCCTTCATCTTCTTCATCATGGCTTCTTTCTTTGCCATCATCTTGTCCATTTTGGCTTCAGTCACTTCTTCGTCTGATTCTTGTTCCACTTCTACAGCTTCCCATTCTGCCTTTTCTTCATCAGAAAGAGCATTGTATTCTTCTTCTGTGATGAACAGTTGTTCTTCTTCCTTGTTTTCTTCCACTTCTTCCTTCTTCATTGCAGGCTTCATTGCAGGCATTGGTGGTTTCGTTTTGCCATCGTTAACCTTAGCAGCTTCAGCACGCTTCTTCTTGAAGGCATCAATAGCTGATTGTACAGCAGGTGTTGGCTTGATGACCACAGCTTCTTCCACTTCAGCTTCTTCCTTGTACACGTTGCCAGCACTTGATGCTTGGTTCACAACTGATGTTGGATCAGCATGTGTGGTGTAGTTGGGAGCTGCACCGGCACCTTGGTGCTTGGGTTCAGGTTGCTTCTTTGCCTTGCTGGCTTGTGTCTTGCCTTGGGTTTCTTGGTCATCTTCTGAGTCAATGACAGCATCTTGTGAAGAACCTTGCTTCATAGGCTTGTCTTCCTTCACACCTGCACCAGCAGCAAGTTTGTTGGTAGAATCAGCTGGTTTGGCAGCGCTGGACACACCCATCATCTGTACTTCTGGTTTTTCAGATGAACCTTGGGACATGGCAGCAGCTTCTTTGTTGTTACCCATACCTGGGAAAGATTCTGCCACATCAACTTTGCGATTCATCATATCACGAATCTTGTTTTCTATTGAGGCCATTTAACTATCTCCTAAAGTTAGTTACAAACGTTACTATTATTTATACAGGTTTACTTCTTGGAAAGACTGTTCATGAAGTTTTCAAACACTCGGAACTTCATTTCTTCCAGTTGTTGTTTTTTGGTTGCTTCAATCAACTTCTTGGTTTCATCCATGTTCTGGTAGGTCCACGACCCATTCACGAACATCCATTCTTTGTTTTCCATGATGCCTTGCACGAAGGCATCCGGGGCTGAAGGGTCTGCCACGATGTCAGCAGCAGTGGCCAAATAGAAGTCATTTTGCACTTCATTGATGCCACCTTCACGTTCCTTCAAGGTGCCCATACCACGGGATGACACGCCTAGTTGTGCACCACCTTCAATCAACCCCCGAACAATGTTGCCCATGGGAGTGTTCAAAATCTTGGCACGACCAATGTAGTTGTTGCCATCTTCCTTTAATGAAGTGATGATGTGTGACACACGATCCAGATTGATGACAGGACCTTCTGGATGTCCCAGTTCACCAAAGGCACGATTGGAATCCACATATTCCTTCATGTAACGTGCCACTTCTTTTTCCATCACAGCCTTGGGATAGATTCTGTTGTTTCTGTTGGCTAGTTCACTTTGCAAGAACACACCTTCCAGATACAAATCCTTGCTCTTTTCCTCTGTGATGACTTGTACTTGTTCAACTATTTCTGAAATCAGTTTCATGTTCCAATCTCCTTAGGTTAATGGATTCACGTGTTGTGCGTCACCATAACCTGAAATTTTCACCATTTCAATAATCACAGTGCCACCGCCCGCAGGCGTGGTCACTATAATGTTACTAGTATTTTCTCTGTTATCAGAGTATCCATTGAAGTCAAAATCTTCGGCTCCTGTCAACAACCACAATGACACAGAGTTGCGTGTGATGGTGGCATTGCCTGAAGGCACAGACCAATGAATGGCGCTGATGTTCACCACAGGTGATGATGCGGTTTGAGAAGCTGTTGCTAATGTTGAGGACAAATTGATGGTTTCAGATGCGCTTGTTCCTGAAACAGCGACCACAACATGGATAGGTGTTTTCTTTAATACAGTTATTGCCATTATTTGCTCCCTTCTTGTGGTCTTCTTTTGGTGGGTGTCTTACCGAGGTTCACCTTGACGCCGCCCATCTTCATGGTGGCACCTACAGGTGCGCTACTCTTGCCCTTGTAATGATACATTATTTTCACACCGCCACCCTTTTCTATACCCTTCTTGGTGAAGCCTTCAGGGGGACGGAAGAATTGTTTGGAGATGGTGGCTCTTGGTAGGCCGTGCCGCTTGCTGCCACGGACGCCACGTTCCGTGCTTCTGTAAGGTGTGGGATTGTATTCATCAATTTGTTCCTCTTCTTTAACATAAGGAACCTTTGGTGTTTTTGCAGATGCATAATCAGAAATTTTCTTATGTTGACGAACTGCTTTTTGAAACATTTTATGTCCAGATTTTCCGCCATAGAGGGAATGATATGCTGCTACTCTGGTTTTTTCCAATGCCTTATGGGCAGCTTTCCAGGCAAGGTCTTTGGAAATCTCATCCAGTTCCACTTCTTCCGCCATTTCACTTTGCATGTATTGTGCTGCTGACACAATGTAATCTTCTGCCAAGGTGATTTTGCTTTGCACCCATTCAGGAAGATTGGTGTCTTCCCCAAGCATGTCATGCATCATTTCTGCATTACGAGTAATGGTACGAAGTGAGGACTTGGCCATGTCACCTTCATAATCATATTCACCTTTGTCAGCTGCATCTTTCACAGCTTCCTTCATGGACATCTTGGTGGCTGTGGCATACATCACGTTCTTGGCATCAGCACCATAGCGTTTACGAAAGTCTTTGAAGTTTTTCTTCATGGACTTCACAATAGTTTCTCGCTGCTTCATGTCAGCGTCTGTCATGGTGGCTTCATTCATGTTACTTGCTCTTCTTTCTGCCACGAAGCAACTTGAAGTCATGAGCGTCAATCTTACCATTCTTGTTGGCATCAATCTTGTGTTGACCGCCTTTCAAGGCTTCATTAGTAATTTCCGTTTCTTCATCACATTCGGCACATTGTTTTGTGTTGAACATGGAGGATGCCACTTCCACCTTCAAGGCATCCAACACTTCAGCAGTGCGTGATTGCAAAATGTTGTTCAATGTGGCTTCAGCAGCAAGATTGTCACCGCTGTCAATGTGGTCAATGAGATCCAACACAGTTTCGTTCATGTTTTTCATATCTATCTCCTAAGAAGCTATGAATTGTTATCTTGAGGTGTATTCGGTTCAGGTTCAGGAGTCATGACTTCCATTTCTTTTTCCATCTCATCAATTTCTTCTTCAGTGAAACGTAAGACGTTCTTTTGAATGTAGCTCTTGGTCATATACTTGTTCATGAAGGGATCCATTTGTGCCAACAACTCGATGCGTGACCGCATGATTTCCTGGTCTTTGCTTTCTGTGTAATAAGAATCTTGTGCATACACATAATCAATGGATTCCACTATGTCTGTCCAATCCTGCTCTGTCAATACACCTTTCAAAACCAATTGTGTTTTCAACAAGTCATGGAACATCACAGCAAATTGACGACGAAGTTTGCCAATGAACTTGGTGAACTTCAATTCATCCCGTGTGATTTCTGCTGCACGACCAAAGTTCAATCCACTTTGTTGTTGCAACCGAGAAATAGGAACATTCAATGCCTGATACAGCTTGCGTTGAAAATATTCAATGTCAGCAATCTCACCGAGATTTTGCCCACCGGGCAGTGTTGTGATTTCTGTTCCTTTGCCACCTTCACGACGAGGCAACCAGAAATCTTCCAACATGCTCATGGCCTTCTTGTCATCTCGCAGTTCACCTGTGTTCACATCGTACACCATCTTGTTGCGATAACGATTCATGATGTCCTTCAGATATTGCTCAGCCTTCAACTTGGGAAGATTGCCTACATCAATGTAGAAGATTCTTCTTTCAGGAGCACGAGCCAACCGATAGATGACCAAAGCATTTTCCC